GCCATGACCTCACAGGCCACACGTGAAGCTTTGTCTCTGCGAAGGCAAGCATCCAAAATGCTGTCAGCGATTAAATCAGAAAGCTTATCAGGATGTCCCTTGCAGACACTTTCTGCGGTTCTGTAGTTTTTACTCATATCATTATCTCCCATCTATTTTTTATTTGCCCCTACGAGCAGAAAGAAGTCTTTCCATTACATCATCCTGGGGATTTGCTCCCTTGTAATCGCCAGTACAGTTTTCTTTTACGATCTGGAATATCTCAAACCACAGACGATTGGTTTGGTTCATGTAGTTCTGACCCATGGATACATAAGGACTTTGAATGGCATTTCCTGTGGTGGGGTGCTTAGCAAGAAAACCATATTCAGTAATGGCTTCTTCACATTGAATCCACCGGGCAACACTCATAGCATATCGTTCAAGTAGCTGTGGAGAAACCAGAGCAGCGCATCCACGCTTATCTAGCCACTGCCATGTGGCTTTGTAGATTTCACCTGCCACCAGAGCCTTACCGTCTTTTTGAATGGCTTCAAGCATCTTATTGGGTTCAGGCATTTCTTGTCCCTCAAGATCTGCAGTATCGGAAAACTCCATCACTGTCAGTTTCCTGCCACCGAGATTACCTTCGGCTATTTTGTCAGCCAGAGGTTTCTTTTTTGCCCCTGCACCAACACGAGCGCCGCCTCTGTTCGTACCGTCTTTTGCCAATGATCACACCTCCTTTACAAAGAGGGGGCTATACCCCTGTTTGAATTTGCGTTTTTTAACACGAAGCCCCAGCCCGCTGTCCAGAATTTTTAGTTGTAGGGATTTTACCTCCCCCAGCGGTCGCCACTCTCAGCAGTGATCTTTGAGTGACATGACTTACAAAGCGCCATCAGGTTACTGGTTTCATTGCCGCCGCCTTTGGAGAGAGGGAGGATGTGGTGGACTTCTTCAGCAGCTTTAATCTTTCCATTCCTTTCACACTCCTCACAAAGAGGATGGGCTTTGATGTAGCGGTCCCTGATACGTTTCCAGGACCTGCCGTAGCGTTTGTTGGACGCAGGGTCTCGTTGGTACTGGTTGTAGCGTTTTGTCACCACCTTCTTATGCTCAGCGCAGTATTTCTCGCTGTCTGCAAGCCGACCGCAGCCTGGGTAAGCACAAGGACGCTTAGGTTTGTATGGCATGGGTTCACCTCCTTTGGGCATAAGAAAAGCCCTCGTGGGGTGGTCCCAAGAAGGCTCTCGCTCTACTCTATTTTCCTAATTATACAATAACACAAAAGCAATAGTGGTATCTTGTTGCAAAGTGTTGCAAGATGTGCGAACTATACTTTGATGGGATCCTCAGGAAGAGTTACATGGTTAATAGCTTGATTATGCCACCTATAAACCGTTGTTCTATCAGCATTAAGTTCATCCCCGATTTGTTCCCAGGTTAAGTTATGGACGTATCGGTAACGTAATACCATTCGCTCATCCGTGTCTGCAACCTCGTTGATAACACATCGTATCTGTTCTTTGAGCGCTACAAGGTTATCGATTTCCGCATTTATCCGTCTTTCCAAATCCATGATCCGCTCCAAGCACCTAACAAAATTACCCTCAGAATTTCTTGAAGTCTGGACCTTTTCATCCCACCTTGGAGATGATACGCTCGTGGCCATTTCTTTAAGACACTCCATCTCCTCAATGTGAGATTGAATTCTTTTATCAAGCCTATAGGCCTGGTGTAAATATTCTTTTACTTTCATGTTTCTCTTGCCTCCGATCGTATTTTTTTAAGCAGGTAATCTCCATCAACAGAGGTAAGTTCTCTATACCAATCAGAGTGGAAGAACCTCTCCACCTCAGCTTTTGTATATTTCGCAGGTTCATATCGCGGACGCTTCATCAGCTTCTTTAGTGCATCCCTGTAGTCCTTGACGGCTTGTAAAACTATGGCATTGGCAAGTTGCTCGTATGGATCAATCATCGGTTCACCTCCAATTTAGCTTTTACAGCATCAATTAAAGATGCCTGTGATTTTTCTTTTCTTGTAAGCGCAGTCATCACATCTTCATCTATAGTGCCCTTGGCAATGATGTGGTGGATCGCAACCGTCTCATTCTGACCTTGCCTATAAAGACGGGCATTGGTTTGCTGATAGAGCTCCAGGGACCAGGTAAGTCCAAACCATATAAGGGTGGATCCGCCGCTTTGAAGGTTAAGCCCATGCCCTGCACTGGCCGGGTGGATAACAGCTACAGGAATATTGCCTTCATTCCAATCTTCAATGTCTTTAGGTGTCTTTATCTGCCTTGCAGAAAATCTCTTCTGGATGCGTTCCAGATCATGCTTGTACCAATATGCCACAAGCACCGGTTTCCCGTTTGCTCCTTCGATCAGGTCCTCCAGAGCATCAAGCTTTCTGTCGTGAATGGAATGTGCCTTGTTATTTTCATCATAGACGGCACCGTTGGCCATCTGCAGTAGTTTTCCAGAAAGCACTGCAGCGTTTGCCGCATCAATTTCTTCTACACCTAAACTTGCTACCATCTCATCACGGAATTTAGAATAAATGCTCCATTCCTTTTCGCTCAGATACACAGGTATTTCGTTTATGATGCATTCTGGCATTTTGAGATAATCCGAAGACTTCATGGAAATTGTAATATCCGATATTTGACTATAAATCTTTTCTTCAGCTCCTGGCTGGGGTTTATATGAAAAGATAATCTCAGCATTTCGCTTATCTGGTACAAAATAGGCACTTCGGTAATGGGTTATGTACCTTCCAAGCCTCTGGCCTAAATCAAGGATACGAAACTCCGCCCATAGATCCATAAGCCCATTACTTGAGGGCGTCCCTGTCAGACCAACAATTCTTTTCACTGTTGGCCTTACTTTCAGAAGGCTTTTAAAGCGCTTTGCTCCATAGGACTTAAAGGAAGATAACTCATCAACAACAACCATATCAAAGTCAAAGGGTACACCGCTTTTGTTTACAAGCCAGTCTACATTTTCACGGTTGATGATATAAAGGGTGGCTCTTTTCATAAGGGCATCTTTTCTCTCTTTTTCAGTTCCAACAGCCACTGAATAAGATAAGCATTTAAGGTGATCCCACTTTGTAATTTCTGCTGGCCATGTTTGGGATGCGACTCTAAGTGGAGCTATAATCAAAACTTTTCTGATTTCAAATCGATCAAGGCATAGGTCAAATAGTGCTGTAAGGGTGATAGCTGTTTTTCCTAACCTAAGCCCATATCAAGAAATATTGCAGCTATTGGTTTGCTGGTTATAAAATCAATCGCATACTGCTGATATTCATGTGGTATGAACTTCACTTGGCATCACCTCCCATCTCTTTTAACGCTCCATCAATCTGCTCTATCCCATCAATGCAGTAAACCAAAAACCCTAACGCTTCCAGTTGTCTCTTTCGCCTTACTTGCAGTAGACGCATCTTTTGTCCCGGTGCCTTTAATTCAACAAAGGCCATTCTTCCCATAGGTAAAAGTACAATGCGGTCTGGCACACCATCTAACCCAGGACTTACAAACTTTGGTGCTATGCCTCCCAGCTTCTTCACTGCTTTTACCAGTTTTTGCTCTATATATTTTTCAGTCACTTGTTTACCTCCCATCTGACACAGGAACACAAAATCACAAGCGTTTCCCTATATTTACTAACGCGCGTGTACGTGCACAGGTATCTACTATCTACTTATAAGAAAAAGTATTTTTAATATAAGGGAAAATCTTGTGTTGTGTTGTGTTGTGTTCCCTATTCGCCAAATTGATAAAGTCGCTGCCTACCATAAATCGGCAAACGCTTAATACTGCTGGTTCGTTCCCAACCAGGAATCTGAGCCATGAGTGCTGCAATCTGATAACTATCGGTGGTCTTTAGCTCTGGGAGATTACGATTGAAGCATTCACACCAAATCTCAGCATTGCTTACAGAGGTTCGTGTAACAGTACCAGTATGCTTGGTCCCACCAAATTCGCTACCGCTTAGGTAATTTCTACGGGCAAATAAGTCCATACTGTCCCAATCATCTGGAAGGAGAGTATTCAGGTACTCTTCCACCATACCAACACGCTCGTCAGCCTCCATGGCACCTTTTTGCGCCTTTTCAGCCTCTTCTAAAACATCACCTTCGAGATACAGTTTTTCGCCGGAGGTCCATATTTCTTTTGCTTCGGCCCAGAACTGCTTCCTATATTCTTCTGTGAAGTTCCAGGTCTTCTTCTGCTTTTTCTGATGCACTTTAATGATCCAAAATCGGCGGTTCCCTGTGATGTCACGCAGGTACCCACGCTCTCCATTTACCGTTGCGATGACGATGCATTGTCTGGGATGGCTTTCTACAACTCTTCCATAGGATGGTCTGTATTTATCATCAGAAGTTGAGAGGAATGCTTTCACTTTTTCGATGTCGGCTTTCTTCATTCCAGCAAGCTCACCGATTTCAACTACCCAGAACCCCTGGAGTTTTTCAGCACCCGACTTGTCGTCCATATCCGTAAGGGATAGGGTTTCAGAGTAAAAATCTGCTGTTACTAGGTCTTTTATAATCGTGCTTTTACCTATTCCTTGATCACCATCAAGCACCGGAACACAGTCAAATTTAATTCCAGGGACATATATCCGAGCGACAGCTGCTGCAAAGGTCTTTCTAGTCACTGTGCGAATATACTCGGTATCCTCAGCCTGTAGGTATTTGATGAAAACATCCTCCACTCTCTTTACTCCATCCCATGCAGGAAGGGAATCAAGGTAATCCCTTATAGGGTGAAATCTCCTATCATCAGCTACCTTGGTGAAGGCAACATCGTGGTTTCTGCTTGAAAACGGAAGGTAGCGAATATCCATAATGGACTTAAGCTGAGCCGTATCGGCATCTCTCCAAAATACGTTACCTTCCGGTCTTTCCCATGGAAGTGGTCCAGTGACCTGGATACGGTTTGATAGCTCGTTAAATGCAAAGTTCTTAAAATCAGGATCATGATTAAGAATAAGATTTAAGTTGTACACACTGTTTTCGAGCACTTGACTTCGGGGCTGATACTTTAGTTTTTCTTTCCAGTTGTCACCAATATCTGTGAAATCTGCTTCAGCTTCTGCAAGTCTTTCATTGGTAGCAAAGACCTTCACCTCATCAATCTTCATGACAAAATCGCACATACTTTTGAAGGACTTTTTAACATCGTCATCACCAAACTTATGGATGCGAACGATGTCAAAGGCATTACATAATTTAAGATATGTAGGATCCTTGGCATGATGGCTGTATACAAATTTGCCGCCATCTTTGATTTCAACACCGGCCATACTGCTTGACTCTATAAAATGGTAGCGGTCCTCATTTTCTGTTGGCTCGTATACATCTGACAAAAACGCATCGATTGCTTTTGTGACGGGGAAGTAGACTCTATTGAAAAGCCCAACAACGCCCTCTTTTTCAAGAGGGTCCTGTACTTTCTGATGTGATACTGTATTTGCCTTGCTCTCCCTGGATGAAGTCGGAAGTCTTGTAGGATCAATCCATTCAGGATGAGCAGTTAAAATATCATCTGGATTAAGCCAGTCCTTATCCACTTCCTTATAAACAAAATCTCCATTTGATGGTGTGCTTGGCCAGTACATCAGCTGATTTGGTAGATAGGAGCATTCATCGAAATAATCCATCCCAAGCATCTGTGCAAGATACCGGGATACTGCTACAAATTCTTCTGGTGTCACATCTCTTGTAAGAGGCAAGATAATGCGCACCCTCGGGTTTTCCTTGGTGCTGCTATGGGTGGAGTAAAGAACTGAGGTATAGGGAGCATTTGATTCATAATTTTCGAGAAATTCTTTATCAATTCGGTCACCATCTAAGGCAATCATTGATCGTAGTTCTACAGTGTCGATTTTTCTTCGACCGCCTTTTAATACACCTGCAACAAAACCACCATGGTCTTTTGCATCATCTTTTTGAGCTTTGGTGAACTTGGCATATTCTTCAGCTGATTCTGTTGTTCGTATTGGAGTCTTTAACCTAGCTTTAAGCTCATCAAATGTGATTTGTTTATTCACCCACTTCTTTGCCTGGCGACTGTTCCCGTAAGCAATGGCTAACTTTCTCATAAAGATTTCACCTCCTCGAAATCTTTATTGAAATATCTGATCGGCTGTCTGCGTTTCTTGGCCTTTTCAATTTCTATACTCATGCCTCTTGAAATGACATCACCAAGCACCCACACTTCCTGGCATTTGCCCATTAGGATGATGTCCATGAACATTGCCAGGTCCCGTTCTTTTTCATTGTTATCATCCATAAACTGAGGAAACATAAGATGGGGAGCCAGTGGAATATTTCCTTTTTCTAATGCAAAGCGGCAGAAGTCCTGCGCTCGTTTAATATTTCTTTCGGTGTCCCCACTAAAAGGAGAACATATATAGACAAGAGGCTTGAAGGCAGCTTTTGACGCTGCCCTTTCCTCTCGAGATACATTACTTAGTGCTTCATATGGAGTAGGGTCATAGTATCCTTCAGCATTGTATTTATTTACGCTCATAATACCGCCCTCCACTCTTGACCTTTTTGCTACATTCATCACAGAAAACTGCTGTACCATAAAGGTCACTCTCGCCATCACTTAAAATTTCTCCAATATCTACTGACACTTCAGAGCCACACATTGGGCAGCGGCAAAATACATTCTCATCTGTTATTTCAATGGATATCTCCATGGAATCATTCAATCTTTCTTTCACATAAAACATAGTTGTAGTCCTCCTTAGTTCTTTTCTAATTTGGTTTTGTACCATTCCAAATGGCGCTTGCGTTGCTGATAATCTGGAACAGCTACTAACAAGCCAACATCTACTTTTTGTAATGTGTCCAGCATCGTAATCTGCTCATCAGATAAATAAGGCCTGATGCTTTTTCCTTTTTCAATGCCGTTTGCTAATCTAAACTGCTTTGCAGTCATTCCAACAACGATGCGATTTAACATATCGCATTCATTACTGAAGTGATATGGCTTAGGATTTTCATGCAGTAGCTTTATGTTGGCGGTTAATAAAGGGAATTCTTGTCTTGCAGAAACGAGGGTTTTAATAAAACACTCCATCTCGTTGAACCTACGGATATAAAGTTCTTTGAATTTCATTGCTTTTTGTCCCGAGTATCCCATCACCAGCATCGTGAACCCATCACGAGTCATGAAATAACAAGGTAGCTTTCTGCCTGTACTGTCCTTATAAGAATCAGCTTTAAAGTTAGTACCAATGAAGTTTTCACTCAACCCAGATTTGGGGTCAGTTATTTTTCTAATGTCTCGGATAACGTGGTCATGACGTTTTTCAAAGAACTCTGCCACAAACAAACTATCCACTCTTGCCGTATCATAGGTGTCGGCAAACACACCATATTGGTCTTTAGGTATTAATTCTCTCATCAGAATTACCTCCTTAATTTTTTTTGAAGGTCTTGACCCTTCTAAGTGGTAGCCTTGGGAGAAGGTCAAATCTGACGTTTTTTATATTCTTCTTGTAATTTTTTTGTTGCTCTCTTTAATTTCTGGGTGATGTTATTTTCATCTTCACCAATGGAGTTGGCATATTCACGTATTGGAGTACCATCAATACGGACTGCAATAAAGGCATCTGCCCATTCTGATTTCTTGGCAAGAGTTTTGCGGATCCAATCGCAAATGGCCTCGCATTCATAATCCCTACTGCGTGTTTCATCATCAGAGGTGGTACAGAGATAATCCATGATGTTAAAAGACTCATCATCTGGTTCACCCTGAACATATCCCCTCTTGCCATTTGATTTTTTCATCTTGGGATTAGGGTCAATCCGTCTGGTTTCCCTCCGCCAGCCGTTGTATTCTTTGGAATTCAACAGGTCAAACATCTCTTGCACAGTTTCACAGCGCTTGACTTCATCTTTCTTTTCAGGCTTAGCCTCTGCACGCCGCTGCTCATAGTCGGTGTCCAACATGATGCTGTAATCACCATCTGGGATTTCAATTGTTGTATAGAACTTGTGACCGTTCTTGATGTTTTCTTCATACAGTACTCTAATTTTCATTTTGTACTCCTTTCCGTCCTGGCATTGACGGCGGAATACAAAAAGAGCCTGTGGAGAAGATGACCACAGACTCCGCTTGTCCAAAAATGGGCACACGAAATCACGGTGGGTGCATCTTCATTCCAAACACAGTCTTTATCACTGTGTTCTGAACTCTTATGCATCCCGCCGTCCGTATGCGCACTAGGACATTGAGATTGATTTTGTTGAGCAATACTTGCTTTTTGCTGATTACTACCTTTGATGAGGATAGGCAGGCTGATTGTTCAAATCTGTCGCTGCCTATCGATCAAAGTAAAAAATCTACTTCTTTTTGCTTTGTTTCGTTTGACTTAAAGCACTACCTGCAACTGATTTAGAATTTTTGCTGTAGCGTCCATCACTAAGAATCTTGCTTGCTTTTGATGCAACTTTTTTAGATGTTTGCTTATTGTTCTTGCTCATTTCATTCACCTCCGCCCTATTGGATTTCAAGGATATTCCTTTGATACTTCTATTATCGCTGATTGTTCATCTTCAAAATATGGATGCAGTAGGGATGAACTATGGGTAAAGTATGGAACTTAAAAAAGGCAAAAAAAAATAGCCCCCTGCATTGCTGCAGGAGGCATAATAGAATCTAAGAACTACTCAATAAAAAGTTCTGGCATATTAAATTGTATATCATGCGATTCGGTTTCGACACCGATGTTACCACATTCAAGTATAGAACGATGTATCCTTAATTCACCGTCAACCTCTGTTAAATATTTGTTTCTATTAGGTGGTTCTTCTATGAATTTTGATGCTTCCCTTGAAAAACCGATTTGTTGTAGAAATATAGTCAGTGGATTTGTTGTTCCATATTCCACAAATTCATACCAATCATTTTGGAAATGCTCTACTTGATGCACATTTTTATACTCAAGGGAAAACTTCCTAAAATAATTTGAAATGCTGAACAATAGAACATTTTCAATTACACCAAGTGTTTCTGCAATAATATAGTTTTTGTGAAGCTTAGAATCTTTGTTATATATGTCGGCCAATTTCATATTGCCAACCCATACACCTGTATATGGATTTTTCTCTTTATATTTAAGTGCGTGATAAATGATCTGACTGAGACCATTACCTCTAATCCATCTTAATAGGATAACAGCATACCACCGGATAACAGAATCTTCTTTATAGGTACCAGCTTTCCCTATTGTTCTCTTCTCATAGATATCCCACTTAAATACTTTTCTTAGCTTCATGAGGAAGTCAACAAGTTCCTCAAAATCAACCTCATCATTTTCTCCCGTCACCTCAGGATATTTCTGCCCACTTTCCACCAGTTCCCTTAAATTAAGCAATTGATCATATGAAAAATTGATATCGTCACTGGTTCTTTCTTTAGGGAAAATTTCTCTGATTTTATATTCCTTCTGTTCATCTAAAAATGGGAAGAATGAGTCATATATTGGTGTGCTGTTACCCTCTGCAATGTCTTTTGTAAGAATCAAAGCAAATTTTCGTAATGCCTCAAAATCTTTTGCAGTTGCAGCTTCACGAACCGTAGTAAGTTCTATATCACCACGAACCAAATCATCAATAACCAAGTTCAAATACTTATTATTTTCTTTTACATTAATCGAAACTTCCTGTGGTGGAACATCGTTTTGTAATAAGTCGATGTACTTCTCGGTTTTAAGGTTATCTTCCATGCGAACCAAGAACACATTTCCATATAAATTATATTTGATACGGCCAACTCGACCAACAAGGTTTCTAAATTGCACCTCATCCATATTAGAGTTCCCATTTTTATAGCTTGTAATAAACAAATTATCCGCTGGAAGATTTACTCCTTCCACAAGTGTACTTGTGCAAAATATAGTTCTTAAATCACCATCCACAAAACTTCTCTCTATTCTTAAACGAATATTAGAAGGAAGATATCCAACATGGTAAGCAACACCTTTTAGTATCATATCTGCAAGATAACAATCATTATGTACTTCATTACGAATATCTTTTGCTAATGCTACAAGCTTTTCATCCTCTTTCACAGGTAGGCCCCTTGCATACTGCACGGCATAATCTACAACTTTCTGTTTTGAATTACAATATATGATGTTTTGCTGTGTGGAACCAACTCTTTTAACAATTTCACTTAGCTCTACTTGATCAGGTAAGTTAGAGATATATGAAAGGGATTTTTTATAATCATTATGAGAATATACTTTACCCTCACACAAATCCAAGAAATACTTAAACTGAGATACTGGTGTGTATTTTGATGCTAATTTCTTGACTTCATCCATTTGAATCTTGGGAATCAAGCTTAAATAAACTTCAGGATTTGGGATATTAGGAGAAGCAAAAATTACAGTCGGCATCTCTTCCAGTTTCGATAGGTGAGCAACCACTTTATAATAATAAGTGCTACGTCCACCCCTATCTGATATTTTATGAGCCTCATCAACAAACAGAAAATCAATTTTTATTTTTGGCATACCAATCATCATATGAAGAAGTCGCTCAGGCGTCATCACAAAAATAAAATTGTGTTCTTGCTGTAATACGATATCTCCGGATGCACTCACAACTCGATAGTTTGTCTCCTTAAGCTTTTCTTGTAAACTCCCAATTATATTACTACGGATTTCATTTATTAGAGCTTTAGTAGGTACCAGAATAGCAAAATTACTTGTTGAACCATTCTCAATTTGCTGTTTAATAAATGTCTGCACGACAAATGACTTACCCATCGATGTAGGCCCAGAATAGCTAAAATACTTACTGCTCAGACCATCATATACATCCTTCTGATCATGAAAAAAATAGCTTTCCTCATGACCGGGTATCCGTAATGTGGATTTGTCATATTCAAAATATAGACCATCTAATATATCTGCAGTCTGAAATCCTTCAACATAAGAAGATTTCAAACCTCTATAATTTCCAAGAGTCGATAGTATGGATCCAAGGTAATACTTGATTGATGAATTTTCTGGATAAACTATACTTAATAAGGTGACAAGCTCCTGACCCCACAGCCTATGCCTATCTCTTTTTTCTGGGATTGAAGACTTTGCCAACAAATCCGCAAATCTCAATGCATCTTTTATGTTTACTTCTTTATGCTGTTTCTGACTGTTGAAGATTTTTATTGAGTAGTTATATAGCAATGAATCATAAATTTCATTCAAATATTCATTTTTATCGATATCAATATACAATGCTTCAGCGAGGGTTTGATTTCTTGGAATATGCATAGTCAATACCTCCCGCTAAGCATCTCTGAAACAATGCTATTTTTCTCAGTTTGAGCATCATTAAATGGTACAACGTATAAATAAAAGTTATATCCAGATAAACCATTGTCACGAATTTTCTGCTCAATATATGGCTGTAAAGAGACAATATCATTTTGCATTTGAGTCTTTACTGCAGCACGATATTTATTATTATCCGTTTCGTCGTAACCTAAAGAAAGGGTATAGCCAAGAAATACTCCATATGCCATGTCAGGCTTAGGAACATTGGACTTTTTCGGTAGCAAAAGATCAACCATATAATTAGTGGTGTCGGGATCATAAATATGATTATGCGTAGTATTTTCAACCATCTTCAATTCAATATCACTATTGTTTTCAATATCAATAATTTTATCAAAGGCTCTATCTATGCTAGCCGTCAAATCACCATAAATGTTGGACGCGCCAAATACAAGCTGATGAAATAATTGGCCATTATTTTCTACCGCTAATAGATGAACACCATCACTCTTACTGCAGATCCTCCCTCCGAGATCATCTATTTCAATCTTACTCATTATCTTTGGAGCATTAAGTTCCTGTTCCATAAAAACATATAAGAGCATCTCTCCGAGAACAGTTTCAGCACACGTCCCATATGCTTGCATAAATTTAACTAATGCCTGTGATCCGATGGAAGCACTTTTCCCTGAAGTTGTATATCTATTAGCTTTCGCTCTAGAAAACACATAACTTCCAATATTATCTACAAGATATTCTTTCAAAGCTCTGAATTTAAATTTGCAGTTATTTACATCGACCCCATAAATTCTAACATTTGATGGGTTAGCAAGACCGGATATAACTAACGAGGATACTTGATTAAATACACGGTCAAATACAGGATCATGAAGCGTTTTCTGTAAAGGTAAGTGCACTTCAGCTTTAACTTTTTCAAAAAACACAGGTTCAGATGATGATTCAAAAGACTCTACATACTCTTTGTCAATTTCTTTTATTGCTTCTCTGCATTCTTGATTTTTGACTTCAATTATTGCAAAGTAAAATACCGATGCCAAAAGAGCAGATAAACTGAATGTAGAATTAGCTGTGATATTGATTTTTTCATAACCCTCAATATATCCAATCACAGTTTGATCTTGGATATTTGAATCCTCTCGCAAAACGTCTTTAATTGCACGAACTACCGATTCACGTTTACTATCTTTGATCAGTGAAACCACTTTAGTTTGAAATACTTTTTCTGCATCTTCAAAAGATGTATTCCGAGCAGCATCAATAACATCTGGTGGTACATTGTCACGGCCACTTTTAAGGTGTCCTGGAAGAGAACTATCTCGAAGCTCTATTGATTGGGCATATGATGAAAAGATAGCATCGCACAACAAATTATTCGTAACCTTTTGGTTGCGAGCTTGATACAATATGTGCATAAGTGTACCAAAACATAATCGTTTCATTGCGATGCCTCCTCATTTTTTCAATAATAATTTAACACTTGCACTGCTTATTTCCTAAATTTCAGTCCTCTCAGTCTCCTTTTGTCCCATATACTCTTCACGAATCTGAGACAGAGTTTTGCCTGTCTCTTTATGTACAGCAAAAACATAAGTCTAAACGCTAGACCAACCATAAATTTCTTTCAACCATGCTTGCATGGACTTTTCTTCACCATTGACCATCACATTACCATTAGAAAGAAGACGACCTTCATCCTCTCTACCCTTAGCAACAATGATGTCGCCTTCTTTAACAACACCCCATTCGAGCATTAAGTCAATTTTGGGCAGAGACCTTCGTGTGATTTTCTTATCTCCAGTTACTGTTGTCATGACCGATTTATCCATCAGGTTCACATAATAATCATCATAGTTGGTCACCGGAAGTAGCTTTTCCACATAGAAAAACAACTCCTCATTCAGCTTGTACGGAGTTAATCTATAGCAACTCATGTCAACATTATTGCTATTAAGCCACGCAACTGCCGACAATGTCTGCTCATCAAAATCAGACGCCACTAGAATAATTCTTTGTTTTTCATTAAAGTTCTTCTGTGCATCATTGACCTGAAGAAACTCATTCAACTTACGAATACCTAGTTCAAACGAGGTTAGCTCTCCAAGTTCAAATTCACTTCTATATTTTTCAATGTAGGGGGCATAAACTTTCTTCACTAAATCATCGGTCTTATCTATTGTTGCATAACTGGCAGCATATCTTATTGCCTGGAATTCAAACGCTTCTTTGCGGTGTTCAATATCCTTGCGGTCCCTCTTAATTTCAATGAGTACAATATTTCCGTTGTTATCGACCGCGGTCAAGTCACTTCTTCCGTTCTTTTCATTTCTGACTTGTCTACCTACAATAAGCATGGATTCTTCTTCATCACAAATCATATCAATACTGTTTCTTAAAATTTCTTCAATGTCATTCTCAGTCATATTCAATTCTGAAAAAGTGACCGGTTCAATCCTGGCAGCTTGTTTCCCCTTAACACTGTACATGATCTCCCCTCCTAGAGTTTCATATCATTAAGTAAATCTTTCAGCTTTTTAAGCTCTTCTATGCTTAAGGTTACACCTTTGCCCATTTTCTCATGTTCAGGCGCCCAATCTCTGATGTCATATTTGGGTTCCCTGTCATTCCAGCTAATCAAGTTCAGTTCCTTAGACCAGCCTTTATTGTTTTCTGAAAGAGTGCCCACAGTTTCTTTGATTTCATATTTTATATCTGCCATATAATTCAATCCTTTCATCAATCCGTTGTAAATTTCCCAGATTCTTCAGCAACTCTGTCTGACCAGATAACTTCTTCATACACATTTCCGGCCATTTTCTCCGCTTGTCGCATGACGATATTCATCGCCTTTAACGCTTGATCTGGTGGATAATCATACTTGCTAAGAAGCCTTTTAATCACACGTCTCATGCTGGCTCGTGCACTTTTACGAACACTCCAATCAATGGTGATGTTATTTCTTATGGCTAAGGTCAACTCATGAGCGATTTTCTTAAGCGTTTCATCTTCCATGAGTTCTTTTACGATATCGTCTGCGGTCAGTGCATCATAAAAAGCAATTTCATCGTCACTCAGACCCAGCTCCGCTTCTTCCTCACGCATCTTTTTAATATCGTGGGCCATTCGAATAAGTTCTTCAATCACTTCTGCATTTGTAAGAGCTTGATTTCGATACTTGTTTAGAGCCTTCGTCAGCCTTTCAGAGAACTTTTCTGACTTCACAAGGTTTCTCTTTTCCATGGTTTTGATATTGCCTTCTAGTAATTTTTTAAGCATCTCTACCGCTAAGTTCTTCTGTTTCATTTCCTGAACTTCTTTTAAGAACTCTTCGGAAAGGATTGAAATCTCTGGTCTCTTGATTCCCATGGCATCAAATACATCGATAACATCTTCTGAGATGATGGAACGCTCTAGCATTTGATGAAGTCTTGCTTCAATTTCTCTTTTTGATAGTGGTGTTTTGTCTTTTTCCTTCAGCTTAACAAGGCTGGCTTTAACTGCTTTAAAATAACTGACTTCAAGAGCCTTTTCTTTCCCCTTATCAGTAGCAGCACATAGAGCATGGGCCTTGCCTAGCTCAAGAGCTGTCTTTTTAAATTCCTTTTGTTCTTCTTCCTTCTTTCCAAGAATGAAGTCCATACCACCTACGATGGTACGCATTCTTTCCACTTGAGAATTCCCCATATATTTCGAGTAATCATAGCCATGCATCATGTCTCTTAAAATTTCCAGCTTTTCAAGCATAACTGCAACAGCAACATCAGTATCAATACCGGTATTTTGACGATCCGTATTGGTATATTGTTTTAAAGCGCTCTTTAAGCTTTCTAATATTCCAATATAGTCAACCACTACACCGCCAGATTTTTCTTTAAAGACACGATTAACCCTTGCAATGGCTTGCATCAGGTTATGCCCTTTCATTGGCTTGTCAATATACATGGTATGCATGGATGGCACGTCAAATCCAGTAAGCCACATGTCCCTTACAAGAACGATTTTTAGTTCGTCACCATTGTCCTTCATACGTTTTGCCAGTAAATCCCTACGTTGTTTACCACCTAAATGCTTCTGCAGCTTTTCATTGTCTGCCGCACTACCGGTCATGACAACTTTGATCTTCCCTTTATCAATATCATCATTGTGCCAATCTGGTCTCAGGGCTGTTATGGCATCATAGAGTTCAACACAGATTCTGCGGCTCATGCAGACTACCATTGCTTTGCCATCGATGCTCTTCGCCTTTTCTTCATAGTGATTGACGATATCTTCAGCGAGCTTTTTGATTCTATTTGGAGATCCAACAATGGATTCCATCCTGGACCATTTAGCTCTGTTTTTATCCTTCTCAAATTCTTCCTGGCCCTCTGTGATCTCTTCAAATTCATCATCGATTTTGGTCAGTTCTTCTTCATCTGTTTCCAATTTTATGATGCGGTTTTCATAATAAATCCGAACCGTCGCTTCATCTTCTACCGCCTGGGTCATGTCATATGTATCAATGGTATGACCAAATATGGCAACAGTTGATCGATCTTCAAGATCAATTGGCGTCCCTGTAAAGCCGATAAAAGAGGCATTGGGTAGTGCATCTCTTAGGTATTTTGCGTAGCCATAATTCACTTCACCGGTTTTAGAATCAACTTTGGCCTCAAGTCCATATTGGCTTCTGTGGGCTTCATCTGCGATGATAATGACATTCTTACGGTCAGTGAGTACGGGCATCTCGCCTTCTTCTGGTTTGAACTTTTGAATGGTGGTGAAGATAATCCCACCAGACTCTCTATCATTTAAAAGATCATAAAGTCCATTTACTTCTGTACTATTCCCACCCACATAATTTGTTCTTTGGTTATCTGAAAGCTTCCTTACTGTTGCTTGTTTTGGTGTCTGACGCAGAATATCTTTTGATTTGGTGAAGGTTGTAAAGAGCTGATCATCCAAGTCATTTCTATCGGTGATGACCACGATGGTTGGATTGTTCAGTTCACGCACAAGTCCGCCGGTATAGAACACCATGGAGAAACTCTTACCAGAACCTTGTGTATGCCAAATAACACCGATCTTCCGATCGCCGTCTTCCTTGGTCGCTTCTTTTGTTTTTTCAATGGCTTTCTTAACAGCAAAGTACTGGTGATATGCTGCCAGAATTTTTATAATGGATTTTTTATCCCCAATTTTCTTTCCGTCAATGTCCTTCTCTGGTTCTTTCGACTCCTGGAAAAGAATAAAGTTGTGAATAATATCCAGTAGTCTTTCCTTCTGGAACATCCCATTTAGAAGCACTTCATACTGGGGCTGGGATAATGGTGCGATATCGTCACCATCAACGGTTCTCCAGTTCATGAACCACTCTTCATTAGAGGTAATGGTTCCAGCTTTTGCATTGATCCCATCTGAGATGATGCAAAAAGCGTTATAGTTAAAAAGGGATGGAATGTCTCGTTTATAGGTCTGTATCTGATTATAAGCGCCATCAATCCCTACATTTTCATCACTGGCAGACTTTAACTCTATAACTACAAGAGGAAGGCCATTCACAAATACAATGAGATCAGGTCTTCTCTCTTCATTTTCAATGATGGTAAATTGATTGACGACCACAAAATCATTATTACGCATATTTTCAAAGTCTATGATGAAGGCTCTTTTGGTGCGAATTTGTCCACCTTCATTAAAGGATACTTCTATCCCCTCTGTCATTAACTGATGAAAATATCGATTGTTTTCTTCCAGCATTGGGCTATTGAATGTAATCAGTTGACGATAGGCATCATCAAGTGCCTCTCTCGGAAGATCACGATTAATCCTAAAAAGTGCATCTTGAACTCTGTGTGAAAGGATCACCTCACGATAATCTTTACGTTCTTCATAATCTCCACCTAAAGAAATGTCCGGTCCGAAAGCATAATCGTAGCCAAGACTTTGCAATATTTCTATAGCTGCTTCTTCCAGCATCGCTTCTGTAAAAATACCATTTACACTACTCATCACTACCACCTCCCAGACAATCTTTTATATCCAAAGTAATCATTTGATTTATCTTTATTGTTTTGTTGATCACCCCGCACCTCCACTTCTCCATTCATCTAACTGACCTTGAATGAGTGATTATTTGAACAGCTTCTTAAGTGTCTTGAATATATCAAAGGATGTCCGATTATATACTTTATTGTAAACTGATTTCTTGGGATTCCTCAGAAATCCATATCCCCGCGGCATCTTTATCCCTGCCCGATGCACCACTTGCCTTTTGATGCTGGTTCTTGCAGAGATTCTTCTCTTTAAACTAGGTTTTCTAAAGCCAAGCTTCATGATGCCTCACCTTCTTCATCCAGAGGAACTCTGATTTCACCTGACATAAGCTTTGGAAGAAGGGCGTCTCTTAATGATATTAACTGATCGTTCTCTTTGCCTAGATTAAAATACTCTTCAAATAAAGCTTTAGCAATATTATTAAATAACTCATGAGTTTTTTCTCCCGGTATGATTAGCTGTGATTCTTTTATTTCTTTTGTTGATAGATTAACCTGAACTCCGCTATTAGCCCTGCTTCTGAGACTCTCTAAAAAATCATTGCTATTTGTTAATACATATATAAAAGGATAATCCAGTTTTTTTTCGTCTTTTATTCTTAATAGTCCGACCCGTTGATTTAGAATATATTTATTATCTTCGTCCATCAAGGCAGTGTGACCTAATAATGCGACATTGCTTTTCATATCAGTCATGCACATTAATAAATCACCTTTCTTTAAAATATACCTAGAAAGATCTTCGTAATCTTTCTTTAGAACATAGCTTTTTGTTCCCTCTTTGTTGAGTCCTCCGCCTTTATTAATATGACCCATTTTGAATACATGATAGCAATTGCCAATATTTTCATCGAGCAAATCTTTGCTCTTAAAAGCATAACCATTCTGAAAGTCAATGACATCATTAAGTGTACCAACTTCCCACCCTTTGGGAATCATCCCAAGCTCACTTTCAATCATTTCTCCGCCACTAGACTTATAAGGTTCTCCATCTTCATTTGGAAATTCGAAATCAACAAACCAGTGCTTGAAAATTGCTTGTGCCATATTCTCAATGGTCTTGTTTATTTGGTTGTTGACTTCAATTTTATCGTCCAGGGTTGAGAGAACATGGGCGATGGCTTTTTGTTCTTGCAGTGGAGGAAGATCCACTTCAAGTTCACCAATAACACTAGGTTTTATTGAAGGGTATGCTGATGTACTTGATTCTGCTATTGAATGTAAATAAGTAGTAATGTGATCTTGAATTAAATAATTATAAATATATCCAGGGTCAACTTTATCTTCTTTCGGTGTGAGTACAGCAAATCCAGTTGAAGCAACCATATTTTTTGCTACATTCTTTATAATTCCATAATGCTTTTGATTGGGTCTAACTGTAGAAATCAAGATATCGTTTTTTCTCACAATACGCTTAGCCCTGCTAGGTATTTTATCTTTACCAACTTCCATATACTGCAATTCATCAACAGTTCCAACATTTAAGTTTGCTGTATCTAAATAATTTATAGTTTTCAAATTATCATTTTTTGATAGATTCAGGCTATTAATATCGCATACCTCTGATATTTTAAAACTCATACCCAATACCTCCTAGATTTTTTCTTATTTCATCTTCTAGGTGTCGGGATTTAGCAAAGAGTTCAGCCAGTTCTGCTGTCATATTTTCCATTTTTTCACCGAATGGAATTCCGTCATCTTCCACATCTTCAATTCCTACGTATCTTCCTGGGGTTAGGACATATTCATGTCCTCTGATTTCTTCAATTTTGGCTGACTTACAGAAACCCTTGATGTCTTCATATTCCCCATCGACATTTCGCCATTTATGATAGGTTTCAGCGATCTTACTGATGTCTTCCTCCGTCAGCTCTCTATGTCTTCTATCAATCATTTCTCCCAACTGTCGTGCATCAATAAAGAGGACTTCGTGCTCTCTTGTTCTGAACTTCGGATTATCCTTTTTGTTTCTGTTCATGATCCATAGTGACACGGGAATACCTGTAGAATAAAATAATTTATCAGGAAGTGCTACTATAGCATCAACCATATCAGCTTCGAGTAAATTCTTTCTAATTTCACCTTCGTTTGAGGTGTTTGTGCTCAATGATCCGTTAGCGAGAACAATACCCGCGCTTCCATTAGGGGCCAAGTGATAAACCATATGCTGAAGCCATGCATAGTTCGCATTGCCTGCAGGTGGAATACCAAACTTCCATCTCACATCATCCGTAAGTTGATTACCACCCCAGTCACTAATATTAAAAGGTGGATTAGCAAGGATGTAGTCTGCCTTTAAGGTCTTATGAAGATCGTGATGGAATGTATCATCGTGGTGTGGTCCTAGATTAGCATCAAGCCCTCTGATGGCAAGGTTCATCTTACAAAGTTTCCACGTTGTTGAATTCATTTCCTGACCATAGATGGATAGATTTTCGATCTTTCCTTGATGATCTTCTACAAACTTTTCACTCTGTACAAACATGCCGCCGGAGCCACAGCAGGGGTCGTAGACTCTACCTTGGTAGGGCTCGATCATGTCAACCAAAGTTTTAACTACGCTGGTTGGCGTATAGAATTCTCCACCGCCTTTTCCTTCAACACTGGC